GTTCCGGTGCGGGCTCCGGTGCGGGTTCCGGTGCGGGTTCCGGTGCGGGTTCCGGCGTAACTTCCGACGCAAGAACAACGTATCTCGTTCTGTCCTTGTCCATCGAATCCTCCGAAGCCTCAATCGGCTTACATTGGATATTCGCCGGGAACGTTACGAGAGACACCTCCCTCGGAATGTATCGGGAGCAGACGAAAACGCCCTCCGAATTTTCCTCGCCCTGTGCGTATCCGCCGACGGATACGTGCGGCACAACACCCTGCGAGTACTTCTCGAATGCGACGTCGGCGGCGTCTACGTTCTCCATGAACTCAAGCACACCTGTATAAGCGTCGCCCTCGCGCTTGATGTCTACCACACGGCCAACGGCTTTGCCCCGGTGGCCCTCCGTAAATTCGTTGTACAGAAGCACGGGGTTCAACTCGAACTCCGACCAGTCGATTGAGCCGTTAGGGATGACCACGTTATTGTAATTGACAATGCCCGTGGTCAGCACTTGTCGTTTTCCCGTAGTCCTCATGCGTCAACCTCGTTTTCCGCCTCCTCGTCGGGAAGCTGCTTTGCAACATACGTGCAGATAACAGCCGCCGAGCAGAGAACAATGTTAGTTACGGCCAGCCATACGGGGGCCGCCTTTACGTTTACGAGGAGAAGCATCGCCAAAACGATGAGGACGGCCAGCTTCAAGAAAAACTTTTTCATGCGTCAGTATTTTTTGGTTCGACATTTACAGCCTTTAGCACGGCCAACGCTGGGCCGTCAACGAGAGGATCAAATTTAACAGACCCTTTGTACACAATCTTTTGTACGCTAACCGTTATAGACATTGCGTCTTTCGTAGCATACGTTGTATCGGTGTCAAGTCTGTCAAATTGTAGGTTACAATCAAACGTTTGTTTCAACGTCACGAGGCTATCCGGGGATTCCAAGCACCGTATGATCTCCTCCGGGAGATCGAGTAACGCGGACTGTTTTCCACCGTCCGGTGAGAACGTATAGTTCGTGAGCGGAACCATCGCATAGACGCAAAGCATAAAGTACAGCCGAATACCGCCGCCTATAAACGTGTTTCCCTCCCCGTCGTCTCCTAAAACGTGTATCGCGACCGCCGGTAGTGACGGTGTGTTTACAACAACTGTCGTACCGTCGGTGGCCCTTATGGGTAACACGTTCGCGTTTTTTAATGCTGGCCAAGCGCGCAACGCCTCGGCGACAGCATCACCTATATATCCTACCATCCGAGTGAGCGCATTTTATGAGTTAAACACGATTTTGGTGATTCGAGAATTTGTTTGCTCGGAAACATGAACGGGCGAGCTACGATGTTCGCTCCGGTTATCACGACTGTATCAACAGACGAGTGCGGGGGTTTGATCGTTTTTATCTTTCCCTCGCCTCCCTCGTTGTGTATTTTTGCGTATGGCGATGTACTACGCAAAATAATCTTACAGCCGGAGAACGAAAATCGCGTATACCGAGACTTGATGCTTCGCAAAAGTCTCCCCGTTCGTTTCAATTTGCTGTAATTCAAAAACGGTTCGACGTTTCCGAAAAACTGCCCCTGTTTGTCACGCACGAGTCCGAAACGATCAACCCATTTCCTACCGTCGGTTGGATCGGTTCCAGTTAAAAAGGCGTTTTGTGTAGTCCAGAGCCACGTTTGCGATACTTCTTTTGGTAGCTCCATCTTCACGTACCTTGCTAACTCTCGTGCGTCCCTCGCCAATGTTTTGAGCGTTCTCATCGTTAAAATCTACGTCGTCCACAGACAGACCGGTTTTCTCGATGAAGCCACGCTTCGGAGTTAGACCGAGACTTTTAAGCATATTAATATACACCTCAACGTCTCCTACGTCGATGTAATTCGACGGCTTAACTCTGAACGTACACGTAGCGATGTCCGGTTCGTCAAGTAAGTATGCGAGCTTCGTTTTCGTTTCCGGCAAGTTGAACCAATCCTGCACGTCTATTGCATCAGATTCTATGATGTCTCGGAACAACTTTAAGTGAGCACGAACTAAACGTTCGGAGTTCGTGTTCTTGTCACTCATTCCGAGCAACGACGAGCCCAATATCAACTGCATGATAGAGCCACGCAGTTGCTCGATATTCTCTTTGAAAATTCGGAACGTATCCGCGGCGGCCGATCCATACACGTTTTCGAGTTCGAGGTCTTTGATAACTTTACCCGTCGCTTCGTCCGTGGACTTACCTGTCACGATCACCTGCCCGAGACCTACTTGCGACGCGGCCAACTGCGCGGCCTCCTCCATCTTCTCGTCGCCGTTCTCATAGTACATTACCTGTTGCTGGTACGCAAGGAACTGCGAGGCGGTTTGCCAGTTATTCTGTGCGTTGCACAGGTTGATGTAGTCGCGCGCAACCGGTTCGAGCAGGCCTAATGTGTCCTCGGCGTCAAAGGTAGCCTGCATCCAAAAGAGATTTACGTGCGACTTCACGTAGACAGGGTCTTGGATTTCGTAGGTCATACGTCGAACAGCCCGGTTCACTATGTCTACGTTACGCAACGGGTACGTGTAGACTTGATGATCTTTCGTAATTCCGACGACGCGGGCAAACGTAAAGTTCGCAAGTCCGCGTTGGTAGATAAGCTCTCGGATAAACGCAGAATCTTTCAGCTTCTCCGTCAGTCTGATGTCCTCCTTGCCGTTTACAATGACGGCGAACGTTCTCGATTTCAAAGGACGTAAACGCTTCTCCACAGCCGCTCGAACGATGGTGCTACTTTTCAGTAGATAGCTGTACAGCGCGTCGAGCCCCGTGAAGTCGGAGTACACTCGGGCCCGCTGAACTGCGCTCCACCACGTTTCCATCGTTAGCTCAAAGTGGTAGTTTTGAGGTAACGCTTGAATACGTGCTCCGGGTACGCCCTTATAGTTTAATATATTGTACGGATTCTTAAACATACTTATGGCTTCGCCCCGGTTTTTGTTCTTTTAACTATCGTTACGCGAACGTCCGGATCACCGGCTACCGCGTTTTTTCCAAAGTTTCTATTACCCGACTTCAAACCTTTCAACAGCGTATGAAGTTGTCGGTTGTGTAACTCGATCACCTCCGAGTATTGAGGCGACGATGCGAGTACATACGTCACGGTGCTCAAACACAACGCGAGACGTAGCGTCAGAGCGGTGGACGAGGTGTCGCCGGATGACAGCATCGCGTCGACATCGAACATAGCCCCTATGTATGACTGAACGTAGGCGAGAGCGTTTTGATACGCAGTCGCTACGGCATCGGGGTACATACTCTCGATGATTTCAAGTTGCGACGGTTGTATGAATTGATACAACTGCTCGCGTGGAAACGCCATGTCGGTCGGCTCCCACTTATCTGCTACCAAACCGTACTCAACCATCGAGGCGTATGCCCGGGCATACGTTTCTGCAAGTTCTATCGAGTTAGCCGACGCAGAGAACAGATACGTCGTCTCCTCACCTGTGGAGGGGTCTGTAAATACCTTTTGAACCGTAGTGGTGTAGTCCCCGCCGTAGTCCTCCCCGTATTCAACCATCGACGCATACGAACGTGCATACGTCTCGGCGTCCGTCTGCGTGTCTGCGGTAGCCGAGAACGTGTACGGTGTTTCCTGACCTGTCAAAGGGTCAGTAAACGTCTTCTGCACGGTCGATGTAAATGACATTGTTTTGTAGAACTAATGTTTAGTAAAACTACGAGCTTTCTCCAAAGAGATCAAGTGCTCTTCCTCGTTTTTTCTACGTTGGTCGAGTACCGGACACTTCGATGCGTCTCCTTTACAGTATTCGCACTCGTGGGCCCGGTTAATAGCGTTCTTATTCTTTGCATGCTTAATATCGACGATCTGCTTGTCGTTCGTCAATACAGCAATATAGTTGTCTTTCTCAATGACTAATTTTTGCAACGTATTGAGACGCTCCTCGTAGAACTTCATGTTCATTTGGAGCGTCTCAATCGTTGATCGTAACGTAGAGACCTCTTTCTCGACAGCCTCTGCGTTCTTCAAGCGTTTCTGCTGTTTCCGATAGAGAACAAACGTAATAAATGCTCCGCTTCCGGACAACAGTCCGAAAATAGATGTTACGATGGTTATCACTTCACCCATAGCTTACGAATATCTAAAATCGTAATCCCAAAAAAGGACAGGCCTATTACACCTACACAAATCCAACGTATAACCTTATCGTACCATGCCACCGATCGCACCATAATCTCGACCGGTACTTCTACCGGATAAGCAACACTGTCGGTTTTATAGACCGAAATCACTTTAGTCTGAACCGGGATAGAGTCACGTTTATTACGAATGTCCAACGTCAGCCGTCCCTTGCTGACCTCCGCCTTTGCCCGCGCTAAAGACGTCTCGGCTACGGCTATTGTATCCGTGGTAGCCACCGTCTGCATTTCGTTCGGGGGGCGTATCTTGATTATGGTATCACGCTCCTCCTTGACGACGGTACGCACGGTCTCAACCGGGACGTAAACCGTCTTTGTGCAAGAAGCTAATACCAAAACGCAGAAAAATAAAAAATTACGCATAGCTATCTTCTTTTAACCGTCCGGCAATAGGCCGAAGCAACTAAACCGCCCGGCAATAGGCCGAAGCAACTAAACCGCCCGGCAATAGGCCGAAGCAACTAAAGATAGAAACGTGTTTATACCGCCGTGAAGTGTTTTTTTGGGTTGTAAGAGCCGTATGACACGTGGGCTATGATGCCCCAATCCGAATTGGGTTTCACCAACGTAATAATCGGAACGAACTCAAGTACCGGAGAGGTGTCACCTGTTACCACGTTGACAAGGCGGAACCCGCACTTCACGAATCGTAAAGAAACAAATGTATTGCGTGAGCCCGTAGGATTGCCGGATTGTATATTCGCCGTGGTGACGTTACCACAATAGTGGCTCGCAAAAAGTCTAGTTGTCCCAGCATACGTGTACAGCGAGACGAACGGCACTATGAAGTCGGTTAACGTAAGTACGGTTCCCACCGGGTTACCGGTCGAAATTTGCTTGTCCGGGTTCGGATCAACTGCGACGTACTCGTTCGGATTGACACTCGAGGCTTGTAATTTCGTGCGTCCGATTAGACAGACGCCGCTACGGGGGCCTTGGTACGGCTTACGCCACGAAGTAGGTTGGGCAACATCGATTCCGCCGTCCACCGGTACGTTGAACAGGGAGCTCTCTACGCATCCCATCTTTCTCGATTCGTCAGCGGTCGTCGCCCCCCGGGCCGGATTGGGAACTATAAAACCTTTGCACACGTAATGATTAGCACGCATGAATTCTTCGCTCGGTGACGCACCCCCGTTGACGAGAGAGTCTGCTGCCGTGTGCCGCGTTTTGATGAACCGCCCGAACTCCAACCGGATGTTAGGTAAGTCGGCCTCCGTCACACCGAATAACTTAAAGCGTAACGTCCGTGAGTACCCCTCCGAACCCTTGTACGCTTTTATCGTAGCGAACTCCAACCGCATTTGTTGTACAACCGTAGGCTCCGGGTCGGGCGTAGGGTTCTCGACCGTAGTCATCTGCCAACCACGGTTTTCGAGTTCCTGTTTAGATAACGGTGTAATCGGGTCCATACCTTTATGATACTATGTAGCCGGGACGGATGAGCTTGACACGCTCGAGCTCCTGTACACGCGGCTTACGTGTTGATTTACCTTTTAGTTTTGTGTCGGCGCGCATGATTGCGTCCAAAATGTCGTCGTGAACGTGTTTATTAGACTTGCGAGAGAATCTCAGCACTTGAAATTGCGTCTGCCGCCCACGCTCCGTGTTCCGGAAAGCCTCGTTAAAGAGAATCATGTCGTTCTCGAACAGCGGTTGCAAGAACGTCTCGATGGCCCCCTTTTTGTCTCCGAAGACACGTGTGTCCCATTGTATAGGAACGTGCCAGCCCGTCATGGTCGAGAACTGCGTAAGGACTTGATTAAAGTCGCTCGGCACACCTTTTTTCTCCATCCACACGGATGTTATGGATTGATTAGGCGAAGCATCCCACAGCTGGCGAACGTTGTTGAGCAGGTCAAGCGTAGAGCCGCGTATCATGCGAACGTCAAGAACGTATGTCTCGAACTCGAACAGTCCGCACAGCACCGACGCTTTGTAGTCAGCGTACTCGCTGTACTCCTTACCTGTCAAGGGTGTCGGATCGCTGTATATTATCAGCTTGTCCCACTCGAACGGGCGGGGGATGGTAGACGTCCAACGTATACGTTTGAATATCGTTCCCTGCTCCATGTCTTGAAAGCGGCCCTCGTAGAATCGCTCTCGGTTCGCACCTGTCAGCTGGGACAAGTTTCTGATGTACGCCGCGCCGAGATTCTCTACGTTGTCCTTTGGTTGCATTTCGAGATACGCATATCTCGAAATCTCGTCCATCGGCATGGTAGAGCCGTCCTCACGCTTGTGCTCGTAAAAACGTTTGTAAGACCAGTGGTTAATCGACGGAGGGTTCTCCGTGATAAGGAGTTTGTTCATAACCCCTTTGACTTGAAAACGTAGTCGAGTTATCAGAAGCTCGACAATTCCCCACTCGCACTCGGATGCCTCCTCGACGAGAATGTGTAACCACGATGGGGAAAGAATCTTATCCGAACCGCTCTCGGACAAGTCACGTTTAGATAAACCTCCGAACCGAATGTACGCACCCGTACAGAACGTGAGCTTTGTTTTCTTGTCGCCCCACGTTGCGAACTTCAATCCGTCGATTTTCCACGTAGTCCACGAACCTTCATGACCATTCGCCGTAGCGATTAGCTGAAGTATCGTTGGGATAATTTGGTCGATCATACCTTGTTGCAGGTCGACGTACTTATCACGGCAGATAAGTGACGGCGCTCGATAGCGTAACGTATCGCGTACCACTTTGTAGGCCGCGATAAACGACTTACCGGAGCCCGAACCTCCCAACAGCATCTCAATATCGTGCAGGTTGTCGTCGAGCAGATCAAGCGCGACTTCCTGCCTGCGCGTTAGTTTGATAGCTGTTGTTAGTCCCATGGCGTTTGTGATGTACGTTTAGGCCGATCCTCTGCTACGTCTGGGTCGATCTCACCATCATACCCGTCGAACGCTCGCCACGTGGAGATAAGCGTGCGTAGCATGGCGAGTTCCGCCGTGTATGCCTTGCACGTCTCCGCCGAGAGGTTCTCCTCGGCGAGGATTAGCCGTGTTAGCTCTTCGAGCCGACGCTTAATTTTTCCCATACCCAAATATATATAATATAGGTGTAATTTGCAACGAAATGCGCAAAATGTTGATAACTTTGTCGTTTTTACGAGCATTATTAAAAATTTTTAAGAGATACGTCGGCGAGGCAGGTATGGGACCCCGGGGTGCCGCCTGTTTACCTTTAACATTATGTTAAATTTCAGACGAGCCGCCGAGCCGCCGAGCCGCCGAGCCGACACCAGCCCGCCGCGACGGAACGCGACAAGCGGCGGCGCGTTCCGGGCGTCGCGTCTAAACGTTTAGCCGATCGGCACGGCGGCGCGTTCCGGGCGTCGCGTCTAAACGTTTAGCCGATCGGCACGGCGTCGCGTCTAAACGTTTAGCCGATCGGCACGGCGGCGCGGCGGCTCGTCGGCTAAACGTAACGAAACGCCGGTTTTTCGGCGCTTCGGCGGCTAAACGTTTAGCCGATCGGCACAGCAGCGCGTTCCGGGCGTCGGCTAAACGTAACGAAACGCCGGTTTTTCGGCGCTTCGGCGTCGCGTCTAAACGTTTAGCCGATCGGCACAGCGGCGCGGCGCTTCGGCGGCTAAACGTTTAGCCGATCGGCACAGCGGCGCGGCGCTTCGGCGGCTAAACGTAACGAAACGCCGGTTTTTCGGCGGCTCGGCGGCGCATCGGCGGCGTGCCGCGCCGTTACGTTTATCGTGTACATTGGTTGTTCAATTTTTAACATTATGTTAAATTTTTGACTTTAGCCGCCGTAACGTCGTGACGATCAACGAGTTACGGCGGTTATCTAAAGTGGGATATAAGGTAAACCGCGTAACGTGTTGATCGTCACGACGTTACGCGAAAAATGTGTTTATAAAAATTTTTATAAACACAAAACACGGGGGGGTCTGAATCCTTATAGCACTTTGATTTACAATAACTTACAAGCGAGCCGCGGCATACCGAAAACCAAGAAAAAAACGGCCTAACCTGCTGGGTTACAAACCTTTACGGGTAAAAACGTTGTTATAAACGAAAAAAATTTTAAAAATTTCTGAAAAAACACCCCTATAGGGGGTCAATTTTTGGAAAGTTTTGAAAAGCCCTTTTTATCCACCACTACTTATGAGTAGTTGGCAAGTTTATAATATAAACCGCTGACAGTGAACGATTTACAGCCGTTATTAAAGAATTTTAAGAACAACGAATAACGACAAACCGCCGCAACGGTCTGTAAATCAACAACATATTATACCAACGTTTAACTAATTGACTGTCAGGCTGTTAATTATTCTGTGTTGGGATAACCTTGTAACTAATTGATTTTCAGTGCAAATTATCCCAACATATAACAGTCTGAAAATAGGTAAGTTACGAAAAAATGTGGGCATAAGTTTTTCTTATACTTCCCCGGTGAAGTATAAGCAAAAATAGGGGTAAAATCGAATAATTCCGGAAAAACGTATAAAAAAATCCAATAGGTATGCACTGCAAAAAAGGTATGCGTTTTTGCGTATGTCAAAATATTTTTCTATATTTGCAATACGGGAACACACACAGTGCCCCGCAGTACTTATTAAAAATCTTAAAAATTTACGGTTATGTCGAACGAAAAACAGAGCGTTGAACAGAGCGTTGAACAGAACGTTGAACAGAACGTTGAACAGAGCGTTGAACAGAGCGTTGAACAGACGCCCGAGCAGCAGAAGGCCACCGCTATCTTGCGAGCCAAGTTGCCCGAGTTGCAGGCGCACAACCTCAACTTCGAGCGCCGCACAGGCAACTTCTTCACCGCGTCGGTCTACACCGACGACGACGGCGTGGAGAAGGTGCGCCGCACCGTCGTGCCGGACGACGAGATTGCGGCCGACGCCTTGCCCGATGTGGCTATCAAGCGGGCGGCCCGCACTGTGCTCGATGCCGAGAAGGACGCCACCAAGCTTGCGGCACGAGTTGAGGAGTGCCGCAAGGCACTTGCAGAAGCGACCACCGCGGCCGCCGCACACGCCGCAGACGTCGAAGAGGCAACCGCGGCCGTGATGGAGTACGTGATACCCGAGCGCGCGAAGCGTGAGACTCTCGCCGCGAAGGTAGCCGACGCAGAGGCGCGCGCCGCAAAGGCCGTTTCCGACGTTGAGCGGTTGCGGCAAATGTTGATAGCGGCCGGGATCGACCCCGACGCGGCGAACTGACCAGCCGAAGCACGAATAGAGCGACACCCGGCCCAATAGGGCCGGGCTTGCTCGTTCTTAGCGGGGCGCTCGCCCCGAAAACGTCCGAACTGGGGTACTGTTGAGGTATGCCCGGCGCGCGGCTCGCGGCCGCTCGGACGGCAAAACCCGATCGAAACGGCCCGAAACGGCCGTTTCGTTCATTTAATTCAATTTCGCGTATGTTATTAACATTATCGAATTTTGCCGGCGCGACGGATAAATCCGTATCGCTCGAAACAACCGCCGCGCCGAACGGTGCGGGCAAGACTACGTTAGTCAATGCGTATTATTGGGCGCTCGTCGGGAAAACGCTGGACGGATTCGACGTGCGCCCCGCTGGCCGTCGTGACGTCGTGACGTCCGTAACGTTAGCCGGTTTTGCGGGTGTGGAACTACGGCGCACGTTAACCGCAAAGGGCACAACGTTGTACGTGAATGGTGACGCTGTGACGCAAACTGACTTCGTGCGCTCGTTCATGGAGCGCGGCGTCGACGTCGAATTTGCCGCCGCTTGTGCGGACGTCAATACGCTAACCGCGGGCACTGTGTCATCGGACCAATTGCGTAAATTGTTAGCGCGTGCAGGCGTGATGGATAACAGCGAGGCCGACGCTCTCCGCAAAACGTTAGCCGCGCTTCGGGCGTCTCGTGCGGACGCGGAACGTTTCGCCGTGCTTAACGTGACAATCCCGACGCCGACGTGCGAACCGTTGACGCGCGCGGAAAGCGAGTTTGCAGATAGGTATGCGCGCGACGCTATGCGCGTCCGCGAGGGTATCGTCTGCACGTGCCCGACGTGCGGGCACGGCTATTCCTCGGATAAGGTGCGAAAGATACGTGCGGAATATTACGAGGCGTGCGCACGTATGATGGAGAACAAAGAAGAGAACGAGCGTATCATGGAGAAACTGAACGCTTATAAGGTGGAGCAAGATGCAATCGAGGAGGCGCAAAACGCGGTAGCACGTGCGCAACGTGCGCGCGGGACGTTGACCGAAATTGACGAGAAAATAGCAACGATCGAGGCACAGTTACGCGAGGCCGACAAAAACGCTATTCTCGCCGATATGCCGGACGGTTGGTCGATCGAGACGGACAAAACGTTCAAAACGTCGGGCCGGACGTCAAGCACGTGCACGTTGACGTACAACGGCATACCTCTGAAAAGCGTGAACCGTGCAGAACGTGTGCGGTTAGTCGTGGAACTTCTCGACGCCGCGCGCACCCGTAAAGGTATGCAGGCGTTCCCTATCATCGTCGACAACGCGGAGAGCGTGCAGAACATAAACGTGCCGAACGTGGTTCGGTTAAGCGTCGGATAGTCGTGTAATACAGCCCCGGAAAATTGAAACGTGCGGATCGTGACCGCGCCGGGGCGCGAAACGTTCGGATAGTCTGAACGTAAATTAAAACTTTTATTACTATGAACAAAGAACGTTTTATCGCTATTTCAAACGCGCAAATTGGAGAGTACGTTGCGTTTTGCAATTATCTTAACGTCTTAATCGACGTTGCGGAACAATTCGACGGCAAAACGTTGAACGTAAGATTCAAAAAAGCGGTCGATGCTGAGTGCGAGCAGGTGTACAACCCTAACACAAACGTATCGTCTCCGAGGTTTGGTATTTCAACCGAGGTTAGTAAATACGAGACCTGGGAAAACGGACGACGAGTCCCCTACCAACGTCTGTGGTTTACGTTTTACCCGTGCAAGCGTTGGCTCTCACTCGGTAAGGATAAGAACGGAGTTACAAACGGAACGTATATTGACGACGATATGAATTTATCGTTTTTCGCCGATGGCGCAGTTACGACGGAAAATCGTATCTGCGCGCAAGCGATACGCGATGCTGTTATCGCTAAAATAAAGAACGTGCGGGAGACGGTAGCGATTCTTATCGACGCTGTTGACAAGTACGACTACTACCAAAAAGTGATAGCCGACTTACGTGATGCAATCGGCAAGAGCGTTGCGGAGGTTAACCCTAAATTCAGACCGCAGGAACTTGCTCGTTTCGCGAGCAGTAAATCGTTGGAACAGGGTTGTAAAACTATAATTGACAGAGTATGCGGACTTCAGAAGTAATGTTACGCGGATTCGATCGCTTCGAGCACGTTCAATTTCGGCGTTACCTCGGGTTAGTTAATACAGCACAATCACGTTTTGAAGTGTATCATAGAGGGGAGTTGTTGCTGTACGTGCGCGACCCGAAATTTGGGATGTGCAGACCTTACGTGCATATATGTCGTAGACGCTTCACACGTTCGATGGTTGAGTTTATTAACGAGTTCCTCGGAGGTATCGGTTGCGTCAACAAATTTACGGTTATTGGCGGCAAGTTGAGCGCTGCTGGAGAACGCAAGATCGAGCCTAAATACTGTATTACGTGGCCGACGAATTTATAGCAGGCCTGCCCCGGAAAATTGAAACGTGCGGATCGTGCCCGCGCCGGGGCTCGAAACGTTCAGATATTCTGAACGTAAATTAAATTCTATTGCTATGATTAAAACAACGTATGTCAACACGTGGGAGGAACCTGCGTCGTTCGAGGACTTCATGGAGAATCTGCGGTACAGTAGTATCGCTCAACGTGCGTGCGTTATAACCGGACGTCTCGGGCTGTGGAACGGTTCGCCGGAGATTGTTCCAACGGTGTGCAAAACAATGGTAGACGCTATTTACAAGTGCGTAAATAAATGCGACGAGTGTCGCATATCGCAGCACGCTTCGACTATCATCGTCGAGGGCTTCCATCACGACGGAACAAACAGGTTCGAGATTCACGTATTAAACGAGAAAGGGCGTAACGCCGACGAATCGCGTTGCGATCTTTCGCGTAGAGAGTATCACTTAACACTTAAAGATTATTTAATATGATTGCAGTAGGTTACGGAACGTTCGTTATCACGGACACCAGCGTAAAAGTTAGAGTTTTTCGCGCCGGGAAAACGTCGGAACACGAGTTCAGGTCGTTAAGCGCGGCTTTACGTTTCTGCGACGAGAATCTCGTGGAGACGTGTAAAGTGGACGAGGTAGAGGTAGAGGGAACAGTAACAGTTAGACCCCACGTTAGCAACGTGGAGATTGTGCTACCCCTCCGAACGTTGGACGACGTTATTATTGATAAGTAATATGAGTACGTTCGACAAGTACGTGGCGGTCACAACCACGGTTCATGCTAACTACGTCCAGACGACGGTAAGATTTCAATGGAGCGAGTGCACGTATAAAGAGTACGGTTTCGGACGCTTGTCTATACCGAGGACTATTTTCGACGCCCCGGATAAGTTAGAGGTATGCGCGCTGTACGCCCTCAACCCTCTCGACGAGAAGTTAGCCGGTTTCCCGGAGAACACGTATATCCGTATACGCTATATGTTTGGCCGCGATCGACGTTATAAAGTGACGGAAGCGAGATACGGCGGCCCGGATGGTGTACATGATCTTATACGTGCGTTCGCTTCGAGCGTACCAGATGTAGTAAAGGAAAAGGTGCTCGAAAATTTTGTGCGTAAAATAGATGATGGCGATGTCGAGGGGCTACTCACAATTGTGCGTGCGCTTAAAGTCGCCAGCGGATCAAAATCATTGAAAGAATGAACGTAAATATTCTAAGGTCCGGGAGTAGTGGTAACTGCGTTGTGATAGATGATACTATCATTATAGACGCTGGCTACTGCCCGGAAGTAACACCAAAAGGTCGGGCTGTGTTAGTTACGCACAGCCACAGCGACCACATAAAATGTTTGGACAGGTTTGCCGACTTGCCGATTTACACGTCAAAGCAAACCGCGGATACATTGTCGTCTCGCTATCCGTTCATACCGTTTAATATCCTCAAAACGGTGGAGGATGTTTCGGTTTTCGATATGGTGGCTCCGACGTATCGTATTCCGTTCGACGCTAAACCGGGGGAAGAGTATCTCGTGCGTGCGGTATTGCTGAATCACGACGTTCCGTGTATCGGATTCGATATTCAGCACGACGGGGAGCGCATACTGTACGCTACGGATTTCAGCGCGTTCCGAGAAAATGTCAACGTGCGTGACTACACAGCGCTGTATCTCGAATGCAACAATACGTTGCAGTACTCGGACATGGCGGACGTGTTTTTCTCGGAGGCCGAGCCAAAGGATGGCTTTCACAGACGTAAATCGTTTCGCAATCATTGCAACTCGTCGTACCTGTTTCACCTATTCGAGAGCGCGGGGTTCTCCGAAAGTAACCCGTGCGACATACCTCTCACACTTTTGCACAAATCTACGTATTACTATGCGACTACGCCGGAGGAGATTGTTCGGTTGTGCCGGATAGCGAACGTAAAAAATCCACTTTTATAAACCTTTAATAACTTAAACGTATGGACAGATTCCAGATCAAAGGTGCGCCGACGTGCCGCATCGTTTACCCGAACGGTTTGTTCGAGAAAAAACAAGTGAAGGGTGGGGTAGGGGACCCCAAATATAGCGCGATCATTTTGATCCCGAAAGATGATGAGGCGAAAGTCGCGCAGATCAAAGAACGTTTCGCCGAAGCGTTTGACAACCTGCGCAAGCAGGGATTCACGGGTAAGACGCCGAAGAGTATCAACCCGAAAAACTGCTGTCTCGAGGACGGGGACGAGTACGCAGACGAAAGGGAGGGCGCGGAGGACTTCCGTGGCTATCTGCGTCTCAAAGTTTCGAGCAAAACGGTCCGCCCGATCGTTGTGGACAAGCAGAAGCGCGTGATCCTCAACGGCGTGCCTATCGCCGGGCTGGACGTTGAGCGTATTTCCGACGAGGAGCTCGGAAGCGGCGACTTCATCTTTGCGAACGTCCAATTTTGGACGTACTGCAACTCGACGGCTCAAGGCATCGGATGCAACGTGCTTGCGGTGATGCGTATGGCCCCCGGCGATCCCATCGGAGGCGTATCGCATAGCGTGGACGACTACATCAGCGCCGAGGGGTATGAGTAGACCGACATATGTGGGACACGTAGTTCGATCGAACAAAACAGGCGACACCGGTCTCGTTATTAGCGAGACCGGGTCAACCGTAAACGTTAAGCTATCCGGCGTCGTCAAGACGCTACGAAAAAAGGACGTTGCGATCATACGTTAACATGATCGGAACCCGGAACGGCGTGCACGGATAACCGTGCGTGCGGGATCGTTACCCGCACCGGGTCAAACCACTAAAACGTGAGTATATGAAAGTGTTAAGTCTATTCGACGGCATGAGCTGTGGGTTAATGGCGTTGAGAAAATTAAAAGACATTGTGGAGAAAAATGTGGAAAATCGATTTTTTCTCTCCGAGTGTACGACCGGTAAAATAATAACGGAGTATCCCACACGTGCTGTCACTCTTATGGATAAATCGAAGTGCTTGACGACAGGCGCGGGTAAAAACGTGGGAAAACGGGGGTCTTATGTTATAGAACGCGGAGGCATAAGGAGATTAACCGTAAGGGAAGCCGCCCGTTTACAGACGATACCTGACGACTATACGTTCGTAGTATCGGAACGTGAATCGTATAAAATGATAGGTAACGGTTGGACTGTTGACGTGATATCTCACATATTAAGTTTTATGCCATGATAATATTTTTAGACTTCGAGACGCGAAGCGCCGCAAACCTGCAATCCGCGGGCGCCCATAGGTATGCACAGGACGCATCGACGTCCATATTGTTATTATCGTATGCGTTCGACGACGACCCGGTTAAGACCACCGCGATTATACCGGAGGCCGTGTACGAGGCGTTGGCAAACGACGACATTTTGAAAGTTGCGCACAACGCGGAATTTGAAATGGCGATTATCCGGCACGTTATGGGTATTCCCGTGAACCCCGCGTGTTGGTTCGACACAGCGTATCAAGCTGCGTATTTTGGCTACCCTCGTGCGCTCGACCATCTCGCAAAGATGTTGCGCACGAAAAACAAGGCGTCGTCGGAGGAAATGGTGTTTTTCTCCACACCTCGGAAGTCAAAGGATAAGACGATAACGTTCAATGAAATGCGTGATTTCCCCGAGGAGGCTGTGCGTTTTATCGAGTACTCACGTATAGACGTAGAGGTTCTGCGAGAGATTTATCGTGCGATGCCGCCGCTACCCGTTCAAGAACTCTTCGCTATGCGTTATACGTTTGAGATTAACTTCAACGGAGTGCCTTTTGATCTCAAACTCGCGTATGGCATATACAAAAAATCATCCGAGTATTCGGAAAAGGCCGGACGGGTGGCAAAGGAGAAGTACGGTATCGACAACCTACGTTCGACCAAACAGGTGCAACTTGCGCTGTTCCGTGAACATGTCGTGCTGGCGAGTCTTAATAAAAAAGAACGTGAGGGCGTGTCGCATGAAATTCTTGACTTACGGGATCAAGCTACGGGTGCGGCATTCTCGAAGATAATGAAAGCGGCAGAACGTATATGCCCCGATGGACGCTTGCACGGTGAGTTCGTAGGCTACGGAGCGCACACCGGACGTTGGAGTAGCCGGGGCGTACAGCTTCAAAACTTCCCGCATGGTAGTGACGACGCAACCGCAGACCTTGCTAACGTACGTAGCTACGACCACCTGCGACAGCATCTGCGGCTGTGCATATACGCCGGTACGACGTCTCGTTCGTTCGTATGCGCCGACCTTTCGCAAATCGAGGCTCGTATAGTGGCGTGGCTCGCCGCGTGCGAGTGGCGCATGACGGCGTTTAAGAACGACGAGGATATTTACTCCCGCTCGGCTGAAAAAATGTTCAATATTGAAAACGTGCACAAAGGGATGCCGGAGCGTCAAATGGGAAAGTGCGCCGAGCTCGGCCTCGGCTACGGCGGAGGCGCCGGGGCTATTCAACGTATTGCGCCCGACTTTTACCGAGAGCAAGGTGAGATGAAAGTATCGGAGCTCGTGCGCGTATGGCGAGGTGCGAATCCCGAGATTTGCCTGCTGTGGCGGTTGATCGAGAAAGCGTTTCTCGAAGCTATGAAACGAGGTTTGGCGAAGCTACAATGTGGACAGACGTTCTTAACGTTTAAGTATGACGGTCGCACCGCGGCCATACAGCTACCGAGCGGTCGATCATTGTACTATCGTGGTACGCACGTTGAGAACGGTACGATCTTCTACCTCGACTATTCTCGGGGAGGTGAGAATGCTGTCCGCACGAAGATGTGGGGCGGGACGTTACTTGAAAACGTAACGCAAGCTATCGCACGAGACGTGCTCGTTGATATTATGCAACGTGTCAAAAACAGGGACGAAGATAGCGAATGCGTAGGCTCGGTGCACGATGAGATTTGGTACGTCGCGCGTGACGGCGAAACGACGTTGAACGTCTTGCTGGAGGAAATGGCTCGCCCTATCTCGTGGGCTCCTGGCCTCGTGACGAAAGGTGACGGATTTACGGATTTCAGATACGTGAAATAATATGAGTGTGTATGACATAGCGTTCGGCTTAAAACGTTCGCAAACCACCACGAAGCAATACCGTCTCGAGTGGGGTGAGATCGTGGAGCGTTTACGGAACGTAACTCGAACCGACGAGACGATGAAACAGTACGCCGAAATGAGTAAAACCCAGCGCGTCGACGTAAAGGACGTGGGGTTTTTCATCGGCGGTCTGTGTACTAAAAGGAAAGTAACCTATCGTCAGTTGCTCGTGATAGACATAGACGAAGCGGCTGACACTACGTTGCCGAAGTTGCGAGAATGGCTCTCCGGCAAGTCCTACGTTATACATAGCACGCATAGCTCAACCCCGGAGGAGCCACGCTTTCGCGTGGTTGCGCCGCTTAATCGCCTCGTTCTTGCAGACGAGTACGGGGCTATCATGCGTGTGTTGCATGATAAGTTCGAGATACCTATCGACGTAGCTACGTTCGACTTCAACCGGATCATGTTCTTACCGTCTATCCCAAAGGACGCGGAGTATTTTTTCGAGACGGAAGAGGGGGATGAGTTGGACGTAACAGGCCTTGTCGCACAGCTGGATAATTGGCAGGACTTGTCGAACGTACCGGTCCCGGAGAAAGTACACGTGCAGGACCCGAAGTATAAAGGAGGTTTGATAGGTGCGTTCTGCGCAAAGGTGTCCATACGTGAAGCGATAGAAACTTATCTCTCGGACGTGTGGCGCAAAGAGAGTAACGGACGGTATACGTTGATAGGCGCAACCACGGTAGGCGGCGGTGTTATCTACGAGGACAAATACCTCTACTCGAACCACTCGTCAGACCCGTATCTCGGTAGGTGTCATAACGCTTACGACGCCGTTCGGTTGTACAAGTTCGGCGAGGGGCGACAAGGCGAGGCGGCTATGGCCTCGTTGTGTGAAAGCCTCGGCATACGTGCGGATAGCGGAAAGGTCCACCGGTTGACGATTGACGGCATGGATGACGAGGACGCGAAAGCGATACTTACTGAACGTTTGGAAGTCGATAAAAACGGCAATCTCGAAAAGACGCTTAAAAACGCACAGACCATATTAAAATACGATCCGGAAATTCGGGACATTTTTGCGTATGATTTGTTCAGCGAATCCCCGGTGCTTAAGCGAACACCGTCATGGCGGTCGTTCGACATAAAGCCGGAAAGTGAGGATTGTAAGAATATACAGACGTATACGGAAATGACCGATACGGACGAAAGTTATCTACGTTTGTATTTCGAGGACAAGTACGGGTTCGACGCCCGGGCTGTGTTGACGGATGCCCTCAATATTGTGGAGCACGAAAACGCTTTTCACCCCGTGCTGGACTATCTTAACTCGCTTACGTGGGATGGAGTGCCGAGGTTGGCTACGATATTCATAGACTGCTTCGGCGTGGCGGATTCTCTGTACGCTCGAGAGGTAGGTATTAAGTTCTTCACCGGTGCTGTTCGCCGCGTGTTCATACCTGCCTCGAAAATGGACTACATACCTGTGCTCGTGTCGGAAGAGGGTTTCGGTAAGTCGAAGTTTATCCGACGTATGGCGAAGTTGTGGGGCTCCGATACGTTCTACACGTTTAACGGTAGCAAAGAGGCGTATGAACAATTGCGCGGCGTGTGGATCATGGAGATACCGGAGCTCAACGGTGTTCAAAGTCGTAGCACCAACAGCCGAAAAGCGTTCGTCACAAAGGGGGAGGATAGATATAGATCTGCGTATCTGAAGTACACAAAAACTTATAAACGTCAATGCGTGTTTATCGCCTCGTCGAACGACGTTGTGTTCCTCGACGATCCGTCGGAGGACGGCAGACGTTGGTGGGGACTAATGTGTAATAAGGATCGTGTTAAGGTTGACATTCACAAAGATACGTTCCTCGATCTCGTGGATCAGTATTGGGCCGAGGCCGTCCACTACTATCTGCAAGGTGTCTTACCTGTTCTATCCCCGGAGGCCGAAGAGGAGGCGAGACAGATACGTTTGATCCACAAGTCGGAGGATTCCGAGATCGGAGCGCTTTCCGATTATCTGAATATGCCCGTCCCGCCGGATTGGCGGCGTATGACAGCGTTCGAGCATAAGTCCTATTGGAATAATCAACGTGAGGCATGGACGGGTGAGCCGCGAGAGTGGATTTGTACCACCGAAGTGGCCCGCGAATTTTACGAGTACGAACGTAAAGATATGACCCCAGCCATCGGGCGTAAGGTTGCGGATTCTATACGTCGAACCGGGCTGTTCGAGCAAACCACGGTAAGCAAACGGTTCGGTGAATACGGGTCGTGCGTAGCGTGGCTACGAAAAGTTAAACCAAAACAGCAAAAGAAAAATGAGGAGAGTAAAACCGAAGACGTACTTATTGACGCTGGAATATATAACAAATAAATACAGCGTACCTCGGCAGGCTGTCGAGGGGTTATGTCGATACGAGCCGTTTGGTATCTTGGCCTTGTACGTTGCGAACCGGGTAGAGGAACTGACAGATATACGAACGACCAGCGAAAGGTTTGTCGCCATAAGTGAGGAACTTGATCACGACGTTCACGTGTCGATGATTCGGTACTTCTATTATAAGAGGTTCTACACGACGAAACTCGCTCCGCGAAACGAGCGTCTCGTGCTCCAGACCATGAGGGATAATTTTGGCGACAACAAATTTTGGACTGACGCACTTAAATACGTTCAGCGTGGATGCGTTGACCTCACAGCAGAGTACATGCTTCGCAAAGGTTGCCTCGTTAAGGACATAGCGGCGGACCTACTAATATGTGAAAGTACAGTACGAGTTATACGTTCGACATGGGTACGATCTTAAACCTCTCGAAAGAACGCATGGGCGCAATGCAACGGCTCGCGGCCCGTGGTTGTCGTATCGTTGAAATGAGGGACGAAACCGTGGAAGAGGCCGTGCGTGTATACGACGAGACTAAAAACGTTTACTGCGTTATAGTCGACGAGTATGATGACCCTATTAAAATTAACGATATTATAAACGCTGTTCAGTGCCCCGTAGTTACCCCGCGTATCGAGGTTCTTGTGGACACCGGGCGGGTAAATTTTGTTGAGTATGAGTGACATTTTGAAAAGGTCGCACGAAGCTACGCTTCGGAGATTAAAGAAACTTCGGGACGCTAAAAAAGCGTCTCGTGCGCTCGAACGTAGGAAAGCGTGGATTATGAAACCAGCCACGGAGGCTGCCGTCGCGAGAAACTTGCGCGACGCTATAAAGAAAGCCAACGGGTTGAGTATGAAGATCCACCCACTTACGTTCAAGGGCGTGCCGGACTATCTTATCCACGTCGGCGGTAGAACTTTTTACGTCGAGACAAAAACGACGGGAAAAACGTGTTCTCCGGCCCAGAGAGAAGCGCATAGGATACTGAAAGAGCACGGTGTTGAGACCTACGTTCTTGATAGACGCATAGTAGAACTCGACGAGCTGTTCATGTATTCCTACAAAACCTATGAGACAAACCCGAGCTCTCGGTATTACCGCGAGTTCACAAACGAAGATAACGATGGAGAATAATGTAACCTGGGAGGCATCCCTCAACAAACTGCTTGCTACGGTAGAAGTAGTAGCAACGAACGTAAAAGGTCGTCATTGGTTTGTAGCCGGAGACGCTTTCGATTCAACGCACACCCTGTTGGATCGCGTATGGAAGACCCTGCTCGACGGCGCGGATAAAATCGCCGAGACGATGAGAGTGCTTGCCATGACGCCGGAAACAAGCTCGAAAGTGTGGCGAGATCGGTCGTACATCCAACCGGACGACCTTTTGGAGACGAGGCGTCTCAACAACACGTATCTGTTCTCGGAGGACACACGCAACGAGCTCAATACGATCATCGCGATCGTTCACGACGTCATCGCGGAGCCGGACATGGACGCCACGTTCGAGAGCGATCTAACCGCTTTCACGTCGGAGTTGCGTCACCACATTTTGTTCCTCGACGGAATGATTCAAAACTGGAACTACGCGAAATAGTATGGAACTGAACGAGTATCAACGCAAAGCAATGTCGACTATGATCGACAGTTGCAATAACGACACGTATATGTTTTTCGGCCTCGTGTCCGAGGTAGGAGAGCTGTGTGAGAAAATAGCAAAGTGGAGACGTAAGCGATTCGCAAGTATTGACGGTAACATGGTCATACTCAACACGTTTGATACCGCCGAGGTAGAGCGAAATCGTGCCGAGTTAATGCGTGAACTCGGCGACGTTCTTTGGTTTGTTGCAGGCCTTGCAAACCGCATGGACTTCTCCCTCGAAGAGGTTGCACAGACGAACATCGACAAGTTGTCCCAACGAAAGCAGAACGGGACGATCGTAACGCATACCGATCACTAACATGGTTGAACTACTTGACCACCAAAAAGCGATAGTACGTGAGGAGATTCAACGAAAGAATCTCCTCGTCGTCGCACCTATGGGGGCAGGTAAGACGTTGGCAACGCTGACTGCACTCACCGCTTTAATAATAAACCCACAAGAGCGCGTAAGAAACATTCTAATCGTAGCGCCGAAACGTGTGGCACGGAGCGTGTGGGTGCAGGAGGCGGCCAAATACGACATGCCCCTTAATATACGTTTTTGCGATCGTGCGCTCGACGTGAAGCTATTTTTGTGCGAGCCTACATCGCACCACATAGCTGTGTGTAGCGTGACGCGCATAGAAGAGATACCGCATGGTTGCTGGGACTGCGTGGTGATGGACGAGAGCACTCTGTTCAAGCATCACCGATCAAAACGTAGCAAAGAGATACGTCGTATCTGCAATAAAGTTCCTCGACGTATAGAGTTATCCGGTACGCCGGTTCATGGCGGGTATGAGAATCTGTGGCACCAATGTTTTCTGCTCGACGGAGGAGCGGCTCTCGGTAAAACGCTTGGGTCGTTCCGTGCGCGCTTTATGCGCGTCAAATATCAAGTCAACGGTGTAGTTACGGTGTTCGAGGCCGATCCGTTGAAGATACCGGAGCTATTCAAAGCGTTGAAACCGTTGGTTTACGTCGTCGACTACAAAGCAAACCTTCCGGAATGCTTATTTAAGAACGTGTATGTTGACTTGCCTTGCAAAGTTCTGAAGCAATACAAGACGCTGGAGCGTGATTTCGTTTTGACCTACCAAACGGAATCCGGTATGAATCCGTATGCCAACTCACGAACCGTCGTAGCGTTTTCAAGCTCTTCGCTCGGTATCAAACTACGTCAAATAGCGTCGGGTTGCTTGTACGACGACGAGGAGCGCACCTCGTACACGGTTATGCACTCGGAGAAAATATCCGCGCTTAAAGAGATACGAGAAACGTATGACGGGGGTATACTCGTGGTTTACCAATTCAAAAGCGAGCTGAACGAGCTACAAACCGCGTTTCCCGAGGCCGGTCGTATCGAGACCAACGAGGACGTGGAACGATGGAACCGTGGAGGTATGAGCATGGCGCTTGTGCATCCCGCAAGCGTCGGACACGGGTTGAACTTACAATTTGGAGGGCACGTTATCGTTTGGTTTAGCTTAACGTATGACGCCGAGTTGTATGCACAGCTGAATAAACGACTTCACCGAAACGGCCAAAAAGAGACCGTGAGTATCGTTCACTTACTTGCAAAGGGGACGATAGACGAAAGTGTGCTAAAAGTATTGGAGAAGAAAGAGGATCACGCTATTAACTTGACTAAAAATGTTTAGGATTTCAGACGAACTGTACAGCAGGATAGCAGAGGCTATTTATGAAAAAGTAGATTGGGACGACGCTTACATCTCTCTTATAAAATTCTTCAAATGTGGTGACGGAGAACTGTATTTTGCCCTCTCCGCGCTTGTAAATTTCTCCGAATCAAACAACGTTGACGGCCTTGAGCGAACGATAACAGACCTCTCTGTTTTATCGTGCGTGGTAGAATATATGCCCATGGATGAGACTATCGTTGTGACGGACTTCGATATTTCCGAGTTGAAGAAATTCTTACAAACGCAAAACAGGCCTCTATACGTTGGTTGTATAGAGGCCCGTTTTGCGTTTATAAAAACTCAATACTACACAGCTGTGTACCCAACCGGTTTATACATACTACCCACTTTTGCGAGAAGCACGCTTATAAACGACGACCCTAATAGATTAAGCGACGTCATTGCAGACACGCCCGTAGGGGTGGATACGTCGAATAATATAGAAACTCCGCATTGGGTTCCGCCACCGACTACATAGAAAACCAGAGGTATAAGCCCGGGGAGCTTGGCAAACCCTCTCATGGTATTGGGTATCGTTAGCGTCAACGTAGCCCCGTTCGTGAGTACCACTGGCTTTACAATGGTCGAATTAGTTGAAGTCCCGATAGATGATACTAACGTAGATAGATATATATTAGTATCCTCCGAGTATTCAAAGTATAAGCTACTCCAACCTACGTTTCTGTATGGCTGTGTTAGTATTGAACTTGTTACAGCCCCCTCCGCGAGTTGATCCGGACCTACGGCCCCGTTTTTGAGCATAGTGCCGGGTATCTGTCCGTTAGTCATCATCATGGCGCATCGGAAAGCATCTACATCGGCGCCGGTAGCGATGTCGAAAAGGAACGTCGACGTGTCCGATTCCTTTCCCGTTACGATGTTGTAGGATGAGAACTGTTGACTTGTTCCATCCTCGATAACCCGCACGTCGCCGGACGGCACGGTATCGATGTATACGCTTCTTCCGACTGAAATTTTGTCGGATGTTGACGCCGGGTAGTAGTACAGCTGTCCGGCGTAACTTAACGCCCCGGCGCTAAACGTATTATCGGCTTGCGGATGGAAGCCCCAAAGTATAACCGGTGTGCTCTGCTGGGGTCCTACGGCGAAAAGCGAACCGATTGCATCCCACAGGGCCTGCAAATCAGACAGGCGTAAAGGGCGACCCTTACCGGGGTTTGCGGAGTTAAGCGTTAGAATGTTAGCCATCACTCAAATTTTAAGGTGAATTCAATGTAGAATGGTAATAAAAGTTCAAGATACGCTTGAACCTCACTTTGGCTTGCCCCGTTAAGCGTTATGATTATTTCGCCAGCGTTTGCCGCGGGGGTGTACGGGATGAGAGGATCGCCTGTCGGCGGATACGAGTACGGCGTTTGCAGCGGGCTTGTGTCGTCATACGAAACGTATGTCTCCTCGATATACGGATTGATAACCATAGTAGCGCCGGTTATCGCGGTTATAAGCCTCGATATTTGGTCGGCGCTATTAGTACACTCCGCTATCGCGAGGGCTATAAGTCTGGCCCGTCTGAACGTTTGAGATACGAACGGTAGGCACAAGCAAAATACGAACTTGTATAGTGTTGACATACTACCGTCCGACCTACCGCTGAACTCCCGCAGCAAGAACGCTGCGAGTTTGGGCATACAGATGTACCGGAACATCACGAGATAGTTTTAATCATGTCGACTGTGATAGGTGTGGAGAACGTAAAGGCTCCGTTGAGTAGCTGGAACACACCCTGCGTCGGGTAAACGATCGTGTTCGTTCCGTCGAGGGCTACTTCGGATGCTACGGGGTTACCGAAGCCGACAGCCCGCACACCTGCAAACTGCTGGATCACGTCCGAGATTTCAGTTAGCGTTACGGTGTTACTCGCGCGTAACTGCGCCTCATGGTTCAGTAAGTTCTGCGTTATCTGCGCTACGGCGTCCCCCGCGTCGACGCCTCGATCCACGTAGATAACCATGTACGGATCGGAGATTTGCGCTACCCGCAAGGACGCTACATTCAGATTAAGGCCGAGCGGCTGGAACGCAGAAAAGTACGTTTTGAACGAGGCAAGTTCGTCTGACGTCAGCGCCCGAAGATGCCCGTCGTCCCCGAGAGCGTTTACAAGCAGAGTGTACTGCGGATACGTTCCCACAATGTAGGCCTGCTTGATAATTTGCTTCTCGGTGTCCACTGTTTCGTAGAACGCGGCTTGGCTTATAGGATCGTAGGAGAGTTGATCCCCGTTTTGGAACGCAACGGCTTTACGACGATAGTATTCTATCGTCGTAACACGTTGATTCACCAAAGCGGCATTTATGACATTGAGCGTGTTTTGACGCTCAAGCGCCTCGGCGTCGGCAAACGTACCTACAACGTCGATGATCTTTGCTTCGATCGAGGCGTTGCTATTGGTTAAGTTAGGGACGAGCTGTTTCAGCGCGTTCCATATCGTAGATACTGCTCCCATACGTTTTATTGCATGAATAAATCCCAACCTCTTTGTACCTCGGGGATGTTAGCCTCCACCCCGTTTTCCACATGAGACATTGCGGCCACGATCGGAATCATCACGTCCTTGTTCGTCGACGTGATACGGCTGTTCTCCGGAACTCCGGATTCCGAGGACACAGCTCGTATGTATGCCTCCGTGTCGTTGTTGTCTTTCGGCGGAGCCCACCTCGAGATCATGGCACGTATTGTGGACAAACCGTACTTCTTTTGATAGGTGTTGAGAGTTACAAATATGGCACGGTAGCCATACTCGACGCTCTCGAACTGCTTAAACGCCGGATCGGTCGACGGCTTGATCTCCCCGAGAAAGTTGTCACTATTCTGACGAATGTTTCCGGGGTTATTGTTTCGTAAACCTCGTGACATGGTAATTTAGAATAAAAGTTTCACGATAAAGAAGTGCACGGTACCACCTAACGCAGTGCCGACGAGGTTACACGCGAAATCTACCCAATCCCACGACTTGATAGACTTCGAGGCCTGTACGTCTTTAGCCTCCGTGGTAAACGACGCACCCACGCCTGCCTGCCAACCGAATACCGACGACAAGACGAAACACCCGAGAATGTGGATGTACCGATTAGATTCTTTGAGCCACGATACTACACTCATATACTAAAGTATGCGAAATTCCAACCCCAATTGTTTCCTACGTTACCGAGTAACGTATTTTCTGCTACGACCAGCGGAATGTCGTTGCGCAGTTTTACTTGTGTAAGAACCCAGCCGTTCGGGTTCTGAAAGAGTTGCTTGTACAACGCGCCGTAGATTGACTGGTCTGCGACGCTTGTAGATATTAGTTGAACTTGCTGTCCGGTTGACGACTCTACTACCTGCTGGAATACTATTTTGTACCCCCCGGTTGTCTCGATGTACTGCTCGACTGTGTTTTCAGAATCGGGTAGCATTTGTGTGTTGAGTATAAACAACGTAGCTCCCTGCAAGTTCATACCCGGCGTGACCTGCAAAGCCTGCGTGTAGCCAGGGACGATCATATCCGCGTACCCTTGCGCCTGCTCTATAATAGGTTGCAAGGCCGCAAGGTCAGTCGTGAACGGGGCCTTGTCTTTAGCCAACTCGTTGTAGGCAGTTGATACGGTTATGTCGAGCTCTTTTCCGACAAGGCCCGGCGTCCACGTTTGACCTATGTCGTTTACGTCGCTTCCCGGTGACGGCATATCGGAAAAACCGATACGGGCGCCAGCAGGTAACTGTTGCAGGATGGCCGGTACACCGGCTAACGACCCGTAAAGGTTAAAAGCGAGGTCGATAATTGTAGTGTTCGGATCAACTATCATACGTCCCTTTGAATTGAATATCGTTTCCCGATAAAGTTATTGATACGTTCGAGGCCCCATCAGATTCTGCGGCGCGAATTGCCTCGGAGATCACCGCGCTGACCGCCGAGCTACGTTGGTTCACAATGCGCGAGCCGAGTTGCACTCCTATCTCCGGGTACGTCACACGACATACCTGTGACATAGCTATGAGGGCCACGTTTTGGTTACTCGTGTCGGCGACGACAAAGCTACCGTTTGATCCGATAACTATGTCGTTATCGTCGAAATTAAAGAATAGAGCGCTTATCATTGTAAAACGTTTTTATTCTCGTAGTCGTCGTCCGAGAAGTCCTGCACTTTGATCTGCGTGAATATCGTACCCGTGGTTGATCCGGAGCCGGAGCTCGTGCTGACAGGGTGCGAGTGCGTTGCTATGTTCGCTTGGATTTGGTTTATCTGTGCGCACAGGCTGTTTAACGCTTTCGTCAGCTTTCCTACCTCCACCAACCCGCCGAGGTCTCCACCGTTGAACGTGATCGTAGGCCCCGACACGTTTATCGACGCCCCGGAGGTCGTGAGGTTTATGACGTCGTTTTCTGCGTCTAACGTGGCGCTAACGTCCCCCGATACGATCTCGATGTACGCTATCGCGGACATACCTACAAAGATAGGTGTGTTCAAGTTGCTGTTGAGGAACGCGATGGCGGCTTGTGACCCAACAACCGGTATGACGGTTATACTCCCCGAATCGAGGGGTAAGAACGCAAGCGGAACGGGGAACGTGTTAGTATCTTCGTAAATGTACACGTTGGCTACGCCAGCTCCTTTGTCCACAGATGCGACCGTCACGGATGTTGTGCGTAGTCGTGAGAATTGTCTCGCTAATTGACGACCAAACGTTGCGCCTGCGTCTTCTATTTGATCGTATCTCATATTGCGAATACTTTATCTGTTACTGTCAACGTCTGAAAGTACCCCGAATCGCTACAAGATAGCTCGTATTCAAGGACGTAGTAATTACTGCTCAAATCGGCGAACAGCGTATGGTTCAACTGAACAGACTGCAACGGTTCGATCTTTGGATACAAAGGTACAACTATGCGCCCTTTGTTGCGAACTCCTTGTAGCGATAATAGTTGTCTATCAGCAGCGGCCTGTATCTCTTCCACGGTATTTAACGTAGAGAATGACCGAATCGTTTCGGCGTATTTTTTGTCGAGTTCGCTGTCTTGCTTAACACTACGAGAGTTACGCATACCTCCGGTGGCTGTGTATCGCCGCCCGTTTTTCAAAATGCCTGTAACTTTAACCTCGTAATTTATGAACCGGCTATCCTCGCGGATAAGATTTGTATCAAATACGTTGTACCGTGTGTCGAGCTTCTCCGCCGGCCTTGTTGAATCTTTAGTGAGCGCGCCGACGTACAGTTCTCCGTTATCCGTCACTCCGCCGTACAGTACCATAAGCTGCATGATACGCTGTACCGTATCATACGGACTGAAGTCTACCGGGTTGTTAAAAGGGAACGTAGACGTCGTTGCCTGCACGTATGGGCCAGACGATGCGTATTTTAGCGTCATTGTGGGAGCCGACAGACCGGCGTTCTCACGCTCCTTTTTGAACGCTTCGTTTGCAATCGGTATTATATCGTTCGCAATTTGAGACATAGTTACGTCTCCCCACGTTTTCTGAATCCGACCAAACTTTAACGCAAAGGTCATGTCCCGGGCGTAGATCGTCATGGGAAATCCCTCAACAATCTGTTCGATGAACCCATGAAACACGGTAAGTTTGTCGTAGCCTTCGTACCAACAGTTCACCGTGATTTCGGCGAGGGTTTTAACAAGGTTTGGGGCAAACTCGTACCGAAGCCTCGGTTTAGCGTACCCCGAATTTGTTACGCCAATCGCGTACAGCGGGATCGTTATGACAGCGGAATCACCGAGCTGTCTGTCATTGCCGGAAACGCGCAAGGTCTCGAACTGACCGACGTTTATCCCTTCAATGATAACTTCGTTTCGACAAATAACGCGATTGCAATTCATACTACGTGTCCGAATTGAGCTCCCGGAGATCGAATGCGATTAGGTTCTTTCCGTCTCGCGTTTCTCCGAATTTCACTTCCGTGAGGGAGAAGTTAAAGTCATACGTGAACATACCTACTCTCGGTGTGAACTTGTACTCGGTCATGAAAACATACGTCACACCGAACGTATTGTTTATCATATCATTTCGCACAGCAAAGATAGCATCGTCCTCGTAAAATTCTCGGAGGAACGCCGCTAACTCTGCAACCTTTGCGTTAAGCGTCGATCCGTTAGCCGCCTCTACGATTTTGAGCGATTCTTGCGCCTCTCGAAGCGTTATGCGTAGCGAACAGTCGATAGTTTTTGCCTCTTTGCGGGTCTGCTGGATAATATCCGGCCCGTCTACAAGCGCAGATACGTTGAGCCTTTTCCGGGCTTGTAACGTAAACGTCTGCGACATTGGCATAAAGTAGTCTCCGAGTTGCAACGAGTACAGCTTTGTATAGTCGAATCTATCAAGTCGACCCCACGTCTGCGATTCAGCGGCCCCTTGATCCACCGCCTGCGACGCTTGCTGTGCGAGAAACGGCGTCGATTCGTTCTTTTTCTTGAACAACCCCGCAGTCCCGATGCCGATCCATGTTTTTGCCAACGTGACAACCGGCAGATTCTGCGCGATAGACACAATATCTGTCGCTGTCTCGACCACGTTATTGATATACGCACCTGCCTCATTGTGGTAGGTGTTACGCATATTAATCGTGGACGTAGCTATCTCTTTCTGAAGTTGTCCCATAATTAGAAATAACCCGTTGACATTTTACCTGTTGCTCCGAGGAGCGCTTTTTGTATGGCCTGCGACGTAAGTTGCTCGATGCTTTCACGCACCTCCGCAACAACTTGCGTCGGATCGTCCGATACGATCTGACTGTCCCACTTAACGATAGCGTCGTTAAAATTAATCGTCAGACTGCGCATACCTCTATTAAATCCGGACATACTCGATCCGTCGTCGGTACCTGTTCCCACGTCCCCACGCAAATCGGGTATCTTCGATGTGTTGTCTTTCATACGTCGAATCTCCTCGTCGGCCCACAGCAAAGGGTACTCCGGCCCGAGCCTCGTCGCCGCGTAGGCATCCTGCGGGTGCGCAGTCATGTAATTCGAGAAAAACGTGTAATCGTCCGACGGTAAAATACTTCTCGCCTTTAGGCTCGTGAGATAGTTATGCCCAACAACGTCAGATTTAGATTGAAGTACCGACGTCTTTGACGAAAGCGGGCCGTAGGCTATGACTGCGTTTTGCTTATTCGGGTCTGCTGACCACTCCGATTTCCACCTGCTGAACGTCGATTCAAATTCGAGTTTTTGAATCTCCGGGTCGGAGCTCCGCGCGAGCCCCGATGCTAACCATCGCGAGTATATTTCGCTTTTAGCCGTGCTAACAGACTGTTCGATTGTGCGTCTACGTTGATCACGTGCGCGTCCGCGACTCACAGAATCCCCGATGTCAATACCGAGAAAGTCTGCCACCGCGGTAGTTAGCCGGCTTACCGTGCTTGTAATGGTATCCGTGTTATCCGTAAGATACGAAATAAGTTCGATCAAAGAACTAACCGAATTGCGGAAGCCGGTATCATTACTCAAAGAAGTGATAAGCCCCGACAGAGCGTCACCGATAGAACGTATTAATTCTGCCGAGTATGACGCTACTTTCATCCATTCGGGGTTTTCCGCAAGTTTCGCCCACATATCCTGCGTAGCTACACTTACCATACCCCGAGCCTGCATAATAGTGCTTGACGAGTTTTCAAGGTCGTACCTTGTCAACACGTCCAGGAAGTTGGCCTTGTCTTTAAGCCACGAGTTTGCGTCGATTTGCTCTCCGCGTTTTGCGATCTCGTCGAGAGCGTAACGCTTAAGAATCGGGGCTTGGTTCAACAGCTCTCGGATGTCTCGCAAGTTCGGTGAATCCTGCGCGAGAATCTGTTGGAAGTTAGTCATGACGCGCTCAAACGGCGCGCCGGACTGCTGTGCTACCAAACCTCCTACTCGGGTTAAAGCCGTTGCATCCGAAACGTTAAGCGTTCGACCTTTCGTTCCAACTCGTAAACCTGTAAGAACGTTAATAGTCGACAACGCTACGGATCGCTCCAATCCGTAGTTCGAGGCCAAAAAGTCCGCGCTTTCCTGCGCCCGTAAGAACTCATCGCCCATACCGAGACGGGCTTGGTTCCTGCGTTGTATGATACGGACACCCTCCGCCATGCCTTCGGACATAAGAATCCGATTCAAGGCAAACATACCTATGGCACCGGTAGCGTACTGCCCGACGGTCACTTTGGCCACCGCTTTGACAATAGCCTTACCTATGGAGGTTACGATGCCTGTGGCTATGCCGAGCGCGTTCGCTCGGCTCATGAAAGATTCCGCATCTACACCGAGTATGCGACCGTTCGCGTCTGGCTGTAATATTGTAGAGAATCTGCCGCTGAATCCGCCCATACGGAATCCTGTACCGTATGAGAAAATTTTCGAAGACCTATGCCGACGGTACTGTGTCGTGCTTTCACGTTCAAGCTCACGATAGTACGCTGACATTGAACGCAGAGCGTCGCTTCGACGGGTAAGACTTGCGATGTATTCACGAAACGCCGGGTCTGACCTACCTGGCCCCGCGTATGACCCGCGTCCAGCGGATCGACGGTCAGCATTTACACGTATAGTTCTATTAGGTATAGTAGCGGAAGCCGATCCGACGGATCGAAGCGCTTGGGCGAGCGTAGTTGCGTTAGCGGCGGCCAAACCGAGTGCCGCCGCTAACTTCTCCGTTCTCTCTACCGCGTTACCGGTGAGGTTCAGTATGATACTATACTCTGCCATCCCTAACGTATTTTTCTATCTTTTCGTCGAGCCCACTTACTGACCACGGGGATAATTCAAAGCAACGCATTAAATGATACGATGCCTCGAATAACTCCTCCACCAACGTTCGGGGATACAACTTATCGTCGAGCATAACGTGGTACGGAACGTTGCAATAGTGTGATACGAATACACGTTTAACGAACATTGGGTCGCTTTTCGTTACCCGATTCAGCACTTTGAACGTATGGACGAGACGTTTGGCCTCGTCCTGCTGCTCCTCCTTTATACCCGGAATATCCCCCGTAGGGTAGGTCAGTCGTTCATAAAAAAATCACGCAACGCTTTCTGAATGTCGACGTCGTGAAGCACGGTTCGTGCGGCCCGTAAGTCGTGGCGAACGCAACTTACGTCACTTTTTTCGTTGAGCAAGTCAGCTTCTTTGTGTACCACAAAGAGCTCAACAAACCTCCGGGCAGCATCGTTTTCCGTCTTGAACGGGGACGGGGCACCGGACGCCATGTCTGCGTAGTTGAAAGCGAACTCCACGTGATCGTCGTTTCGACGATTAAACGGTACGAGTTCTACGGTGATGTTTTTGTCGCCGTCCGGCGTGAGGACGTTGCGAAGTTCGAGTTTCTTAAATTCCATATCCTGCAATGTTTAGTGATTTGCGATGTAGGGAGCGGTCAAACTCCCTACACCAAAGTACGGCCCGCACCTACGCGGGAACCGTAACGCGCTTCTTTCCGCGGGCGCGGAAACGCCACGACTTGAGCGTCTCGGTTGCGCGACGTTCAACGGCGTCGCCCTCTTCGAGACCAGTACAGTTGTAGTACGTTTCCGTGGTAGACGTCGCCGGTACGTCACGGCGCTTGTGCCAAACGGCTGTGATCGTCGCCGCTTCGACAATCTGTCGGATGTGCGTGATCGGGTTGTCCGTGTTGGCCGTAGCGGCGGCCAGCGCGTCGAGGATCGTGTTAGCCTCCGCTTCCTGCAACGTAAGCGCCACGTCATACGTGTTTCCTCCGTTGTCAGTTGCGATCGGCTCATCGGTAGAGATCGCTCCGATGTCGTCTGTCGTACCCGAAATGTTCGCGGTGAAGTTGGATGCCGTCTCTACCTTGTAGGCGACACCGATAACGTCGAAGTTGATGTACACGTCGACGTCCCTTGCTCCAATTACTTTCTGCATACTACGTGAGACTGCTTACATAGAACACGAAAGCGTCAACCCACCGCAACGTCGGAGCGGCGAGAATCTGCAACGTAACCTCCCAGGTTCGCGTACCTACCATGTCGTTGTTCTTCGCAACGAGAGAGATACGTGCGTCGGAAATATCTCCCGATTCGATGTAGGGGTTGATTACCGTCGCTGTTGCGTTGTCGATAACAACCTGCTTGTACGTCGGGTCGATGTCTCCGGATGCGTTGACCGGGACTTTGCTGTTGATATACGGCGTAAAGAAGTCGCGCAGATCATCGACCATAGACGCGAGGGTTCTTGCCGCTTCGAGAGTACTCAACGCCGTAGTAGCTTCGGCGCACGTAGCACCGTCGTTGAACCACAGGCCGTTGCGGGGCGGACGAGTACGTGCGAAGATGTACTGTTTGCTTCCGAGATCGTTGATCGTGTCGAGCGCGAGCGTGCCGCACGGCGTGTTAGCCGGGAACGCGGTCCCCTCCGGGTCGACGAAAAACAGAGAGGTATCGAAGCGAGCCAGCGACGTGTCGCCGATAGACGTACCGACAGAGAGCTGTGACACGTATCCACCAATACGTCCTACGATCGGTCTACCCCCAGCCTCGTCCGTTACGATTACTACCCCCACCATCATTGCGTCCTGCTCGGATAAATCCCTCATCGAGGTTGATCCGTTCTCCGCAAGATTTTCCGTAACGAACTGCTGACCGTCGAATACGCATACAACCGAGAACCCCTCCGTGTACGCAGAGTTGATAGCCGTCTGAACGTCGGACGGGGTTATGTCGGTTTCTCCCGGATCGAGAGAGATCATGATGTTTCGGGGACGATTCTCGAACCCGTTCGCCACGGTCTCACGCAACCACGGAACGAGCGTTCCTTTGATTGAGTTACCCGCGTTGCTGTCGGGTACGCCCACAATCCACAGGATAGTCCCGTTGTTGTTGATAGCGGAAGTGGGATTGTAGAAGTCGTTGACCTGCTTGTACAGCTCCGGGTTGTTTGACTGCGTCACACCGAGAGCAGTCAATCCGGTAGGGGAGGTAATCATGTACGGTTTGGACAGCTCCATCGGAATGGATCCCCCGGAGCCCGCCGCCGCACCTACAACAATCAGCATCGAATTCGCGTTGACCCGCGGGGTCGATCCGAGCTGTGTGTTGGTGACTTGAATGTTAATACCTGTCTGTGCCATACCTACTTGGTTTTCTCGTTACCGGACTCCGCGATAACGCTGGTCGCGTCGAGAACCTCGGGCACCACTTTTACAAGGCCGAGGCTCTTTTTCACGTCGTCCACGATCGCGTCGTCTACCGGACCGTCGGCTTTGTACTCACGTTCTTTGGGTTGCAGGGTTGTGCGCATTTTGGGAATGACGGCGTCCCTGAACAGCGCCGCGAACACGCCTGTGTTCTTTGCGAACTGCTTAAGGTTGTCGTTCGTCACGTTTTCCTCCGTGATCTCGATGTAACCGACAAGTTTGGCCGGGTCGTCGATGATCATGTTGCGAACGCGCACAGCGTTCTCGACAGCACCCTTTGTGCGAAACATGACACCCTCCGACGTGACGTACAGCATTTTGTACCGACGCACATTCGTGGCGATTTCGCAAATCTGCTGGATATTGAAAGTTGCGTTCATGTTTTACGTTTTTATGGCAGACCGGTGTTACCCGGTCTGCCTATTCAACCTTACGCCTGTACCGCCGGCGCGATAACTGCGACACCCTTGCCGTTTTCACGTGCTACGGTGGCGCCGGTCGACATCCATCCCGACATGGTGATACCGTAGTTCACGGGGTCGGGCATGACGGTGACGTCGATCGAACCTACACCGGCGATGATCTCACCCTCGACGAACGCAACAGCGGCGCCCACGTGGTTGGCCGTCGTTGTGGCGGCAGTAATCGCGGCGATCGAGCCGTCCTCGCTATTGACCGTTCCGTCAGCGTACATGGCCGGATCGAGTTCAACTTTGTTCGACGTCGTGTTGAAGCGAGCGACCGGGTTACGCCCGCGGATACGCGATCCGTTGTACTCGAATCCGCTACCGACAGAGCCGGACAGATGCGGGGTGAGCAACGTTTTGAACGTCGGGTCGGTTGCGAGTTTGGTGAAGAGGTTGGACGGGACAACGATCTCGACCTTACGATCGTTCAGACGGTAGTTCTGCGTAAGGAACGCACCTACGGTCATCGTAATGTCGTCGGACGAAATGCCCTTGATGTTCACGTTCGAGTTGGGCGCCTCGATCGGGAACAGACCCTGCGACGAGAACGAATCACCCGTCGTGCGGAGCACCGTAACACCGTCGGTGTTTGCGGCCACCTGAAGAATGTACGTTGCTACGTCCGACATGAGCGAATCCATCGCAATCGACCAACCCCACGACTGCTTGTCGTATGCGAGGATAGCCATATCTGCGTACTGGAACGTGATCGGCTGAATCGAGAACACCTGACGCGCGATCGTGCGTTTGATGTCGTCGTAGAAGTAGCGCTGTGCGTTGACCGGCGTGGTCGAACCCACATACGTGGCGGGATTCACACCACTCTCAACGTAGATCGCACCCTCACGATCAGACATGGGGACGAAGCGGATCGACCGCATGAACGTGTTGTCCGGGAGGAGCTTCTCGAGGAACAGCGACATCCACTTAATGACGCCGAGGTCGGCGGCAGTAAGGGTAGCCGCGGCCGCACCGCCTGCGGCACACTCTACGAGGAACTTCAAACCGTTCTTACGCTCGCGCGTAATACCGTTGGTGAAGTTACAAGCGTTCGCGAGAACCACCATACGCTCGTCCGACAGCATGGCGCTGGCGAGCAAACGCACGGTCTCTACGTTGTCCGGGTTGTTATCCGCGGACGTTGCTCCGCTACGGAAAGCGGAGTTCAGCGAGTTGAGGCGTGCCTTGAACGCCTCATCGCACATGATTTCCTTGAAAGTTTTCGGCATATTGCGTGAAATTGTTTGGTTGTCCAAAACTCGGTCATGCCAACTCATACCTGCTGGCATGGTCATTTTGCGTTTGGGTTCGCCCTCCGAGGCGTCGATGGGTTCCGGCGCAGGTTCCGGTGCAGGTTCCGGTGCAGGTTCCGGTGCAGGTTCCGGTGCAGGTTCCGGTGCAGGTTCCGGTGCAGG